GACTGCGTTGTACAGGGCGTCGAATGCCACGGTGGCGTCGAGCACCGCTGCGGCGATCGAGTACGACTGGGCGCCGGTCCCGGCGACCGTGAGGACGCCTTCGATGTTCGGCGCCACTCCGTTGCCGTTGATCAGTTGCGTGTCTTCGCGGTTGAGGACGAACAACCGGAGCCGGCCTCCGACCCAGGAGCGCATGAACCCGACGTCCTCGAGAAGCTGCGCCGTCACCGGGAGGGTGACTGCGATGTTCTCGACGGGGCTCGAGTCCTCCGTGAAGCTGATGTCAGCATCGGGCTTGGCTCCACCCTCCAGGGTTTCCGCCGCGCCCTGGCTGGTGACCACTTCCCGCATGAACAGGACCGCGTTCTGGGTGGTGGTTCCCTGCAGGAACATCTGGGCGATGTTGTTCTCCTGGAACAGCACCGGGACCTGGATGCCTGGGAGCCGGATGCTCTGGGGCGGGAATTCGTCATCGACGCCGGCGAGGGCGTCGTCGGTTCCGAGGACCTTCGCGGCGTAGCTGAGCATCGACGCGATCGGTACCTCCACGGTGAAGCTCCGGCCGCCTTTGCCGCCGTCCTTCGCCGCCTTGTACCCGTCGTCCTCCTCGATGAACCGGGAGGCGAGTTTGAATTCCGTCTTGGTGTTCTTGTCCTTGGTCGCGATCGGGGGCGGGTCGCCTTCCGGCTTGTTGAGCCAGTCCGCCAGCTTCGCGGTTTTCTCGTCCGCCCCGTCGAGGACCTTCACCTCGTCGAAGCGTTCCCCGAGGATGTTGAGGTCCTGGTTGATGGTGGCGGCCTTGCCGGCGTCCTCGCCTTCTGCGTTGACCAGCTTGTTGTCGTCGCTGCGATCCTTGATCGACTGGACGTCCTCGATGCGGGTCTGCATCTCGGTGCGGGTGCGCGCAAGGGACCAATCCTTGACGTCGTCCTTTGTCAGTGGTGGCACTAGATACCTCTCAGTCGGGCCTCGGCCAGCGTCACTTCGATTTCGTCATCGATGGTGACGGTGGCGGGCGGGGGGTCGTCGGTGGGCGGCGGGTCCTCCGGCTTCGGCGGGTCCCCGGTGATGGGCGGGTCGGTGGTGGGTTCGGCCAGGGCCTCACCCATCTCCATCATCGCCGCCCCTAGCTTGGCGAGCGCATCTTTGGTGCGGGCGCCGAGGTGTCCGGCCTTGTGGCTCGAGCGGACGTCGGCCACTCGGGTCGCGAGGTGTTCCAAACTTGCAGCAACGGATCCTACCTGATCCGCGAGCCGGGCGGGTGCATCGTCGGCCATCTTGACCGACACGGTCATCGTGTCCTCCCCGGCTCCGACCACCACCGGGCTCACTTCGGCGACGTCGCTGCCTGGTGATCCGTCCGTCAATGGGTGGAGTTCCCGGTCGGCGCCGTCGAAGTCTGAGCGTTGCTCGGACGGGATCCAGTCCGAGCCGCCGACTTTGATGCTGAACCCGTAGGACCAGTCCTGAGCATCGCCCTGGAATTTGAGGACGGCGAGGGCGTCGCGGCCGGCTTCGGTGTCGAGGTTGAGGCCGCCTTTGAACACCGCGGTAGTGGATGTTTCGGTGATGGCGCCCTTCCCGAGCGGCATCATCGTCCAGTCGTGACCCCACAGGATCGGGACGTCCTTCTGGGTGCCGAAAAACCCTTTACGGGTGATGTCGCCGTCCTTGTCGACCACATCGAAGGTGGCAATGATCGCCTCCACCAGGCCCTTGTCCGGGTCCTTGAGTTCGACCGGTATGCGCTTGAGGATCGTGCTCATGGTGTCATCCCTCCGGGAGCGTAACAGCGGCCTGCGGCGTCGCGATGTTTCACGTGAATCATTCGGGGGGGTGGACGTCGACTTGGAACACCGGGATCCCGCCGGCGAAGCTCAGGGTGATCGGGTGCCCGTCCCGTAGGTTGGCGTAGTCGTCGCCTTCGGGCACCAGCAGGACGCTGTACCACCGGACGCCGTCCTCCATGCGGACGATGGCTTCCACTGGTGCGATGTCGGGGTTGGTGAGGTCGCCATCGGGGGCGGCGACCACGATCCTCCTGGCGCCTTCGGGTATCGCCGTGTCGGGGATCGGTACTGGCCTCATGCGTCTGCGAGGGCCTGGTTGGCGGTGTCATCATCGACGGTCCCGTTCCCTTCCCCGCCTTCCTCGAGCGCCAGCTTCGTCACGTCCTCGACCACATAGACGGTCGGCCCCGAGTCGCCCGCGGCCGCCTGCCACTTGTCGAAGCTGGTCTGCCGGCCCCGAGAGAAGCCGGCTTCCGTGTCCGACAATTTCCGCAGCGAGACGGGGAGCCACACCACTGCGTCGACCTCGGCTCCCTCCCGCATCGATGCCAGGGCCCGCATGCCCTCGATCACATACCGGTTCACCCCGGCTACCGCCGCGGCGACGTGCTTCGGCGCCTCGTCCCATCCAGCTTCGATGTAGTCGTCGGTGTGGACGACCAGCCGGCCGTCATCTACCCGTCCCGCCAGCGTCGATTTCCCTGCCCCTGACACTCCGGCGATCACGAGCCGGTCGTGCCGGGCGAGTAGCTCCGTCAGTGTCGGCACCGACTTCTGGCCTGCCGCCTTGCGCGCCTTGTCGTCATCGACCGAGCCGTTGCTCGAGCCGTCCTGGTCGCCGTCGCTGAAGGCATCGGGGACGTCCTCGGCTTCGCCGGTTTCGCCGGCCGGGACAACCTTGACGCCGGCTGGTCGCAGGAACACCTCGTGCGACTCGTCCACCTCGAGGCCGGCCTCGGTGCGGCCTTCGGACACCATCGCCCATCCGCCTTTGATCCCGAGGTTGATGCGTTTGGCGGCTTCGTTCTTGTCGTCCTGGAGGGCTTTGACTTCGCTGGTGTCGTACCGGATCGCCTCGGAGTCGGCGAGGCCGAAGTCGAGCCGGAGGCCCTCGGTCCACTGGATCCCGAACCCTTCCCAGAGGGGTGCGATGGCGTCCTCGGTCATGTACTCGCGGGCCTCGGCGTAGTTGGCGAAGGTGCTGCGGTCGAGGCCGGCGCCGAGGTTGGCGACGATCGCCGGGACACCGATGACGGCTGAGATGCGTTCCTCGGGGACTCGGCGGACGGTTTTGAAGTCGAGTTGCTCGGGGCTGAAGCTGACGACCGACACTTTCATCGGGCCGCCGGAGACGATGAGCGGCTTGCCGCGGTTGTCGCCACCGAACTTATCCCGGAACGCGGTAGCCATGCTGTCGGCTTCCTCGGGGTCGGGGCCGTCGTCGTCGGGGTTGGCGGGGGTCATGATGACGCCAGGGACGCCCATGTTCTTGACGAGGCTGGTGGCGAATTGGCCGGCTTCCTCGTCGGCTAGGACTTCGCGGAGGACGGTCTTGATCGGGGCGGCTCCGCGGCGGGGGTCCTTCGGGTCGGGCATGTCGTAGAGGCGGATGATCTCTGAGGGGGCGATGATGAATTCCTCGCCGGCGGGGGTGTACCGGTAGCCGGCGAGGAACGACCCGGCGTCGACGTCGTCGTATCCGGCGGGTTGGCCGGCGTTGATCTCAGCGCGTTGGCTCTCTGTCAGGTCGTCGCCGGAGAGGGGTTCGACCAGGTCCGGTCGGAGCGGCCAGAGCTCCACGACCGCCTGGGCGGCTGACCGGCGCTTCCAAATGTAGGCGGTCCCGTCGACCTCGGTGCTGTAAATGGTGTAACCGCCGAGGTGGTGGCTGGTCATGTACGGGTTTGGTCTGCGGAGGAGCGCCTCGACGGGGGAGCCGGGGATCTCGACCCACTGCTGATCCTTCCGGACGAATTGGCGGGCGGGGGCTTCGGCGTAGCCGTGGCTCTTGACGCGGATGCAGGCGAACACCGCGGAGTTGGCGCCTCCGTCCCCGACCCCGACTGTGTTGACGGCGCCGGCTGGCATCCACCACCAGGGGTCCCGGCCGAGGGTGGACCCGATGTCGTGCGACTTCTGTTCCCCGAGCATGGAGGCGAGGCCCAGGCGGAAGGTGGCGAGGATGCCCATTGCGCGGTGAGCGTAGCGCGCTACGTGGGTGGGCGGGTGCTTCCCCTACCCGAGGCCGGTCTTGGGGCCCGGTGTCCTGGTGAGGCGGCGTGCCGCGGCGGCGGCTCGAGCGAGGGCAGCCATCTTGCGGCGGTGGTTCGGGATCCCTCGGTTCTTCACTGGTCCGACCCGGCGAACGCTGCGAGCATCGCTACGGCGACGTAGCCCATCTCGAAGTGCAGCCGCTTGGCT